TGATACAAATGATATACCTCATTTATTATTATTTAATCGCAATCCCGGAGTTGGTAAGACCTCTTTAGCTAAAATTATTGTTAATAATATTGACTGTGATTATTTGTATATTAATGCATCTGATGAACGTAATATTGATACGGTGCGAGATAAAATTAAAACATTTGCATCTTCTGTTGGATTTAAATCGTTAAAAGTTATTATACTTGATGAGAGCGACGCGATCACACCCCTCAGCCAAGCCGCACTTAGAAATGTTATAGAAACATTTAGCAAACACACTCGCTTTATATTAACATGTAATTATGTAGAACATATAATTGATCCTATTCAATCAAGATGCCAACTTTTTAATATAGTACCACCATCAAAAAAGAATGTTGCTATTTATTTAAGAGAAATCTTAGAGAAAGAAAATATTACTTTTAATTTAGATGATATAGCTCTTATAGTTAATTCTAAGTATCCGGACATTAGACAGATAATAAATTCTGCTCAACGCCAAACTATAAATAATAAGCTATGTCTTGATAAGACGTCTATTATTCAAAGAAATTATAAACTTAAGCTTCTTGAACTATTAACTACTTCTGGAACCTTTAATGAAATAAGGCAATTAATCGCTGATAACTCAGTTTCAGATTATACTGAATTATATAGATTTCTTTATGACGCCGCGGATAAGATCGCACCCAATAATGCTCAAGTAATAATTATTGAAATTGCAGAAGCTCAGTATAGGGATCACTTTTCTGTAGATTCAGAAATTACGTTTATGGCATTAATTGCTAATTTATTAACTATAATCGGGAGAAAATAATGATTAAATCACCAGATTTTTCAAATACAAATACACAACAAACGAATCTTTATGATCAAATAGATTTATCAACTACAACTTCGATTCACTGTGAAGAGTGCGAAGGTAAAGCATTTAAACAAACACTTTTGTTAAGGCGATTATCTTCTATTATATCTCCCACAGGTAAAGAGATTGTAATTCCAATATCGGCATTTGCTTGCGAAACTTGTGGAAGGATAGCGCATCAGTTATTTGAAAGCGAATTTCAATTGTAGTTATGCCCTTATATGAATTTATATGTCCGATATGCGGTTATGAAGAAGAGCGGTTACAGTCGCTGTCGGATTCAATGCCGCATTGCAACACGTGTTTTGACGAAATAAAAATGGTAAAGAAAATATCTGCAACATCTTTTGTTTTAAAGGGATCCGGATTTTATAAAACTGATTATGTAGATAAAACATCTGATAAAGCAAAATGAATATTTTTGATTGGTTAAAGGAGATTCGCACTAAAAAGCGACCTTGGGATAATTTTAGTGCGAATGATCAAAAGGAATTTCAACCTTATATGATTAATAGATTTTTATCAATGGATAAATCTCTTATAGCTTTAGTTGACTTTTTTCAAAAATATTCTATTGGATTGTTAGAACCTAAAGATACTTATAAATGGTATTGTTTAATAGTACCAACCGGTAAAAAATGGTTTCCGTACATAAAAAGCAAAAAGAGCGAACAATATCCTAATTGGCTAATTAATTTAGTTAAAAAACATTATGAGGTTAATAAAAAAGATAGTATTGAATATTTAAACTTTTTTTTGAATTATAAAACTAAAACTGCCGGCAGGAAAGTACTTAAAGATCTGTTATTATTATATGGCACTGATTTAAAATTAATACAGGGGGTTATTAAAGATGAATAAACATATATCCTATTCGCAATACAGTATTTGGTGCGGGTGTCCTTTTCGGTGGAAATTAAAATATGTAGATAGTATACAGCTTACAAAGTCAAATATTTATTTAGTTTTTGGAAAAGCCATGCATTCTGTTTTTCAAAAATATCTTACAATAATGTATGAATCTACTATTAAAAAAGCTGATGAATTAGATTTACCTCAATTTTTACAAGAAGAGTTATTTGCTGAAGTAAAAAAAATAAAAGAAGAAGAGAAAGAACTTCCCTGCACTAAAACAGATTTATATGAATTCTTTGAGCAGGGAGTTATAATGCTTGAGTGGTTTAAGAAAAATCGAGCAAAATATTTTTCTAGAAAAGATTGGACATTGTTGGGGTGTGAAGTGCCTTTAAATATTAAGCTTGAAAATAATATAAATTTTATTGGATTTTTAGATATAGTTTTACAGCATAAGCCCACTAAACAAATTAAAATTATTGATATTAAAACGTCAACTATGGGGTGGAATAAGTATCAAAAACAAGATAAAATTAAAACTTCTCAACTACTTCTTTATAAAAAGTTTTATTCTCATCAGTATAATTGTCCGATTGAAAAGATTAGTGTAGAGTATCTTATATTAAAAAGAAAGTTATATGAGAATTTTCAATATCCACAACGGCGAATTCAAACGTTTACACCGGCTCACGGAAAAATTAGTATAAATAATGTTGGAAAATCTCTAACAACGTTTATTAATCAATCATTTGATGAAACCGGCAATTATAAAATGGGTGCGGTAAAAACCCCCAGTAAAAAAAGCTGTAAATATTGTGAATTTAGAGATACAAAATATTGTGACGGAGAAAATAAATGAAATCATCTCGTTCAATAGGAGTATTTTTAGATTTAGTTATTGGACCTAATGAAAAAAAGATATTTGAACAATTAAAACAATGTAGTAGACAAGTAGCTAAACAACATTTTAAAGTTCTTTTTTTTCATTCTGGGCTTAAAGAGACTCAAATAAAATCTTTTATTCAGCGAAATTCTGATGATGTGTTTTATATAAATGTAGATATTACAAAAGATTTTAATAGAAGAGTTTTTTATATGATTGAGCCCGAATCTTCAAAAATTGTAATATGGGATTTTAGATATAAATTTATGGGGAATATAATACCGGGATTAGTAGAGTATAAAAAGTTAATTAATCATGTTTCAAAGCGAGAGCGAGAATATCATAGATGAGAGTAGGAATTGTGGGCTCGAGGCAGTACACAGATCGAATTAAAATTAAGAATTTTATTTTTAAGTTGAAAGAACAGTATGAGGGTAGTGGTAAACTTAATGAAGGTATTATTATTGTAAGTGGGGGTTGCAAAAATGGCGCTGATAAGTTTGCAAAAAAATATGCTCTTGAATTAGATATTAATTATGAAGAATATCCCCCATTTCATGATTCTTATAATTTATATTGTGTTTTACCTGAACGGCTTTATGGAAAGCCATACCACGTTTCAAATTATTTTGCCCGTAATAAATTAATTGCGAAGAATAGCGACATGGTAGTTGGCTTTATTCCAGAAGGAGTTCGATCAAATGGAACAATGTCAACAATAAAATATGCAAAATCATTTAATAAAAAAACTTTAATTATCATGTAATTTTTACATTTATATATATTTATATATAGATAATAGTTAGGAGAAAGTTATATGAAAAGCGTTAAATTAACTTCAGTAAAAATTCTAGAAAGTTTATATCGTAATTTTAAGACAGTTATTGTTAACTCATCTATGTCTCTTCAAAAATTAACAAATAGATCGATTTTTTTGTATTTAAATGATGAAGATTTTAAAGAGCATATAGAGACAGCTGATCAATTAATAGTAAGCGGCAGTAATTTTTAAGTTATAGAATAATAAATTAATTACTTTTTATAAAATAGTGGAGTTGCAGTATAATGGGTAAGCGCAAAATATTGTTATTAAGTGATGATTTGAGAATGTATAGTGGAGTTGCTACTGTATCTAAAGATATAGTTACAGGAACATTGCATCATTATGATTGGGTTCAGATTGGGGGAGCTATAAATCACCCCGATGATGGAAAGGTTGTAGACTTATCTGATTCATCTAAAACTGAACTGGGAATAAAAGATGCGTATTTAAAAATATATGCGACAAATGGTTATGGATCCCCCGATTTGTTAAGACAAGTTATTAATATTGAAAAACCTGACGCTATATTACATTATACAGATCCTAGATTTTGGCTTTGGTTTTATCAAATGGAGAGGGAAATAAGAGTAACAACACCTATATTATATTATCAAATTTGGGACGATCTTCCCGACCCAATGTGGAATGAGAATTTTTATAGAAGTTGTGACTTATTAATGGCTATATCAAAACAAACTTACGGGATCAACAAACGCATATTATCAGATTATGAAGATTGGCAAGTAAAATATATACCTCATGGAGTAAGTTCTAAACGGTTTTTTCAAGTTAATTCAAATAATTCCAACTTTCAAGATTTTAAGAAACAATATAATTTAGATAAATATGATTTTAAAGTATTATATTTAAATAGAAATATTAGAAGGAAAATGCCAGGAGATGTAATTTTAGGGTTTAAACATTTTATGGATCAGTTAAGTGAAGATGATCAAAAAAAATGTGTATTAATTTTCCATACTGCCCCTGTAGATGAAAATGGAACTGATTTAAGAGAAGTTTGTAAATCTTTAATACCCGATTATTCTGTAATTTTTACTTATGATGACGGCGGCGCCTTTGATGATAAAAAAATGAATTATCTTTATAATGCTGTAGATTTATATATTAATATAGCTTCTAATGAGGGTTTTGGATTGGGGAGTTTAGAAGCTTTAACTGTTGGCACACCAATAATTGTTAATGTAACTGGAGGTCTTCAAGATCAGTGCGGATTTAAAAAATGGATCCCCAATCAAACTGGTGGTGGACAATCATTAGAATATTTGACAGCGGATGATTATATTGAATTGGGATCTAATCATCAGGGGAAATATAAAGAACATGGAGAGTGGGTAATACCTGTCTGGCCCAAAACAATTAGCTTACAGGGATCTCCCCCAACACCCTACATTTTTGATGATAGATGCGATTGGAAGGATGCCG